TATGAACGCAAACGTTGATAAACCAAGTATTTAAATGGGGGATTAGCTCAGCTGGGAGAGCGTCTGCTTTGCATGCAGAAGGTCAACGGTTCGATCCCGTTATTCTCCACCAACCTTATATAAATATAGTCGAGTCTTGCAAGACTTTATTAATATAAGGAGAAAACTCTATGATGGCATTTTTAGAAGGTAAAAAGACCTATATCGTATCTGCAGTTACTATTGCTTTAGCTGTTGCTCAAGCTTTAGGTTATGTTATTCCAGAATACGTATATGCACTTCTTGGTGCTCTTGGCCTTGGCACTCTTAGAGTTGCTGTAACTAAGTAATTAATAGAACTCCCCCTGCCTCTCGATGTGAAAGGTTCGGCCAACCAAGTAGTGAAGCACACTGTGGGGAGTCACTTGCCCGTGTAGTCCAATTGGAAGAGGCGCCTGGTTTAGGTCCAGGATGTTGGGGGTTCGAGTCCCTCCACGGGTACCAGTTTCGCGGGATTAGCTCAGTGGTAGAGCGCCTTAAAATTATAAATAACTTAGTAATTGAGCTAAGGAGTTTATATGTACAAGTGCGAAGTGTGCGACAAAGAATTTGATAACCATCGTAAACTAAATGGACATAAAAGTGTCCATCGCGAAGGTGGAAGATATTCTGTTTCACGTAAAACTAAAGAAGCTACACTGTGCCCAAATTGCCAAAGCTTGACGTTTAATGCCAAATATTGCAGTAATAAATGTCAACGTGAATATGAATGGAAAGAACGTTTCAAACAAATACAAAATGGAGAAGTTCTTGCTGAACAGCACATGAAACGGTATTTGTTTGAAACACGCGGAGAATATTGTGAAGCATGCGGTGTAGGTTCTGAGTGGAACAATAAACCTCTCACCTTACAAATGGATCATATAGATGGAAATAGTGATAATAATTCATTAGATAACTTGCAAATTTTATGTCCAAACTGCCATACTCAAACACATACATGGTGTGGTCGCAATAAAAAGAATACAAAACGTAATAAATACAACCGATTATATCGGTCACGGGTCCTTAACTCAGTTGGTAGAGTGCGTCCTTTACACGGATGATGTCGGCGGTTCGAGCCCGTCAGGACCTACCATATTCAAAGGATGCCGGGAGTTCGACCCTCTCATTCCGCACCATATACGCCTTTGTAGCTCAACTGGATAGAGCGCTCGCCTTCGAAGCGAATGGTTGCAGGCTCGAATCCTGCCAAGGGCACCAATATAGGAGTTTGTTATGACTATCAAAACACAAATACACATAAGCGATTTTCTTGAAGATGCAGATAATGCTGCTGGTGAATCTTCAATGAATGGTAATCTATATTTTGAAGTTCAGTTTGCAACTCCTACTGAGAAGCAACAAGTTCGCGAAATTCTTACTCGCCACTATAAAGAAATTCGTGCTGAATTAAAAACGGTTGACATTAATTGATATATAATGTAGACTAAGAATATAAAGATCATATTCCTCAATAGCTCAGCGGTAGAGCCGCGCACTGTTAATGCGCTGGTCGGTGGTTCGAATCCATCTTGAGGAGCCAGTTTGAATGTAGTGGAAGTTCCCGTGGTGACCAAGCGATATGGGGGAAGATGGGAACGTAAAGAGCGAAATTACCGACCTAGCGAGTCGACACCTCAGTAGCCATTACACTCATTTAGATATCGTGGCCGACGGGCTACGTAAGAAGTGTGGCTGAATAACTCCCTCGCCAGTGGGAGTAAGGCAAAACTCGGGGAGTGGTCCTCCTGCTCAACCAGCAAACGAGTTGTAGACCGAGATTACATAGGTAATTGGCTGGGTCTTGAAGGTACAACCAAATCCTTCCACTTCGCTTTATTCATGGAGATATTAATGCTTAAAAATACAAAGATATTTTCCGGTGCTGCAGGAGTAGTCATCATAGGAATTTTATCTTATTTTGGCTATAAAGTGTTTAAAGATATTAGTGCACTTGATTTGAGCGATATTGAATGGGAAAACATTGATGATGTTTACCACTATCGCTATCCAAAGAATTAACAAGTTTAAGGAATACTGGAAGAGAGTATCAACCAGTTGTATGAAGGCTTTGGTGATTGAGCCTATCAATCGCTGATTAACAACAAAAGGTGAATATATATGAAGAACTTTATGATTGCAATTGCAACTGCAAGCACCGCTCTTGCAACTCCAGCCATGGCAAATTCTTTTACGGGTGTTCGTGCTGAAGTGACTGCTGGAGTAGACGATGTTACTGGTCCAGTCGCAGCTCGCCGGCTTGACCTAACTGATGTTACTTATGGAGCTGCTGTTGGTTTCGATGCTGAACTTTACAAGAATGTTATTGTTGGATTTGAAGCAAATCTTGACAATGTATTCGATCGTCGTAATGTTGGTGCATCTGCTCGCCTTGGCTATGTAATCAAGGACGCTGTTCTTGTTTATGGTAAGGTTGGATATGCCAACTGGAAGCAGACCACTTCGACTGAACTCGAAGGCCTGCGTCTTGGAGCTGGTGTTGAAGCCAACATTGCTGGTCCTGTCTATGGCAAGGTCGAGTATCGCTATACCGACTTTGATCGTGGAGTTGGTCAGCACGGAGCTCTTGTAGGCTTCGGCGTTCGTTTCTAATCTTAATTCCAATAATGAATCCGGTGGGTTTATCTCACCGGATTTTTTATGTCCGGTGCATTTTTTATTGTACATTATTTTGAAAATAGACTATACTAATAATATAAGGAATGAAAGAAGGAATACGAAATGATTAAGGTTTATCAGATTCAGCTCACCGATGAAGAAATCGACGCTATCAACCGCGGCGAGACTTTTCCGAAGCACCTGGCTTACTTCAACCGTTCGCTCGATTCGCGCTTCAAGGCTGAAGATTTCCAGTTTTACACTCACGTCGCTACTGTTGATACCGACGATATGGAAGAAGCGTTCACACTGATGAACCTCTGGGAAAACGAATCTGCGATCGAGCGCATTACGCCTCGCTGCTCTTCGATGTCGGTTGGCGATATCATTGAAATGGAAGACGGCACTAAGTTTCGTTGCGCTTCCTTTGGCTTCACCGAGCTGGAGAATGCTCACAGTGCTTAATGCTTTGAAATGGATTGGCACTGCGTGTGTCATTTCTGCTGCTGGAGCTCGTTCATTCGAGTACCATAATGTAGATCTTATTCTTTCTATTGTAGGCGCCAGCCTCTGGGGATACGCAGCTTATAAGATGGAAGACAAAGCTCTTCTGGCGGTGAATGGATTTATTACTGCGATTCTTTTGTATGGAGTGTTTAAATGAAATGTGATGCAAAGCTTCACCATCGACTGGACAATGCACTCAAAGCATTTGAGAAAGCACGCGATCCGGCATTTAAGCGATATTGGAAAAAGGTATTTGATAGTCTATCCAGCGCTGCTGCTTAAGGAGATATCTTATGCAAGAGTATTATGATCATCGTGGCCTGCTACTCAACCAGTACGAGTGGTCTGGAGGGCTGAGTAAGAATCACAAGGAAGTTACTAAGGATCAATCTGCTCGCCGCCGTGAGGTCAAGCGAGGAAGTGCACGAATTATTGATGAAAATGAGTGGCTGTAGTTGACATTTTTATAGTTTTGATGTAGAGTATACATAATGGAAAAGGATAAGTCAAATGCAGCTTAAGATCATTGGCTTCACTAAGAAGCAGAAAGCCGAGTTGGCGGAAGCCACTGAGTTTTTCGCTGACATTCTTATGGATCCGCGGCTTGTTCGGAACCTCATCATTGATATCGAACACACTCCCAAGAACGAAGTTCAGGGAGAGTGCACTGATGAAGATGGTACTCGAAATCCTCGTTGGTTTACCATCAGCCTTCGTGGCGCCAAGGACGATGAAGACATCATTCAAACTCTTGCTCATGAACTAGTTCACGTCAAGCAACATGCAAAGAATGAACTTCAATCTGGTGTGATGGTAGCAGCAAAAGGTGGATTGAAGATCCATAGCAGGTGGATGGGAAAGATCTGGAAGCCTAAGCGCAAAGAAGATCATTACTTTGATTCACCATGGGAAGTAGAAGCATATGGTAGAGAAGTTGGTCTTTACCAGCGCTGGATTGCAAGGAACTAATAATGTCATATTGGCTGATTGTATTTTTGTTTACTGTTGATGGTGAGTTCCTTGGTAAGGATATATACGAAGCTGCCAACAAAGATCAGTGTATTGAGTTTGCCGGCAAGGTAACCAAGACACTAGTTAACACTAGACTAAAGTCTCAGTTTTATTGTGTCAGTGATGATCATTATATGGGTCGTAAACAAGATGAAGGAATAGATTATGACTGAGCGCGTAGGGGTCGTTGCCAGTTGTTTTGATTTGTTTCATACCGGTCATATTTTGATGTTACAGGAAGCAAAGAAACACTGTGATCATTTAGTCGTGGCTCTTCAATCCGATCCTACTCTTGATCGTCCAGAGAAGAATAAGCCTGTTCAGAACTTGTTTGAACGTTATGCGCAGGTTGAAGCGTGTAAGTATGTTGATCAGATAATTCCATACGATACCGAAGCAGACCTCTACAATCTGCTTGCTGGATATGAGTGGAGCGTACGGTTCCTTGGTGAGGATTATAATGGTCGCAATGACTTTACTGGGCATGATCTAGATATTCCTATTCACTATTGCTCACGTAGACACAGCTATAGCTCTTCGAGTCTTCGAGCGCGCATCCTGAACGCAGGAAAAAAGAAATGAGTAAATGGTGCGGCCGATTTATGGAGCTTGCTGAGCATGTAGCTCAGTGGTCTAAGGATCCATCCACAAAAGTTGGTTGTGTAATTGTTGACAAACAAAATCGAGTAGTGTCTCTTGGCTTTAATGGGTTTCCTCGAGGCGTACGAGATCATGATCTGAGATACATGGATAAAGAAACCAAGTATCTCTTTGTAGCTCATGCTGAGCGGAATGCTCTTGATAATGCGCTACTCTCTGTTGAGGGCTGTACTCTTTATAGTCCTTTGCTTCCCTGTAATGAATGTGCTAAGAGCATTATTCAAAAGGGAATCAAGAAGGTGGTTTCCTATGTGCCAGAAGATGATCGACCACATCTAAACTGGGAAATTACAAAAAAGATGTTTAAGGAAGCCGAAGTTGTGCTTTACCTTATAAATAAACCCGTCACGCCTACTGGGTGACAATATTCAACTCGCTTAATAAGGAGAAAAACTATGTGGAATCATACCCACTCATTCAAGGACTTTGATCGCTTCTTTGTTGGTTTTGACAAGGTAGCAGAAAAGATGGCATCCGCTGCACAGCAAACCGCTGACCTCGCTGCTAAGTATCCTCCATACAATCTCAAGAAGATTGATGAAAACAAGTACACGATCGATCTCGCGGTTGCTGGCTTCGCTAAGCAAGACCTCGAGATCGAGATCGCGGAAGACAAGCTGATCATCAGAGGTAATACACAATCCGGAGAACCTGCAGAACAGGATTCGAAGGGTGAGTGGACATGGCCTCAGATGCTCCATCAAGGACTCGCTATGCGTCCTTTCACTCGCACCTTCACTCTCTCAGATAACGTAGAGATTCGTGGTGCTTCTCTTCTCAACGGCATTCTAAAGATCGCTCTCGAGCATATCATTCCAGAACACAAGAAGCCGAAGAAGGTAGAAATCCAAGACGAGGAAGAAACATCTGCTGCGCCTTCGACTGCAGAGTATCTCGCAGAACGTAAGGACAAGTAAGATGAATAATAATTTTGCGTTGACGGTCTCACGGGCCGGTCACATTGCTGTGGCTGCCATGTGCGCCCTAGTATTTTATGGTTTGCTAACCATCTAAAAAAGAAGGGGACCTCTCGGTCCCCTTCAATTTATCCCCAGCTAGCGTATTGCTTAGTTTTATTAATGCGATCATCAAGTCCGTGCGTACCACCATTTACTTTTTTTGTAATTTGAGTAATGATAGCATCTGTAACACCTCTATCTGCTATAGCAAATAGATTATTCTTACTGAAGAACCAAAGAGCTGATTCGAACGCCAGCTCTCCCGCTACAACATCTGGATTTGTTAGTACATCGGGCCGAGAGAGCGCTTGCGAAAACGCGGTATAGTTATCTTTGCCAGTTAACTGAATTGGTCCACGACCTCTATACTTCCATCCGTCTCCAGAGTTTTCCGGTCCATTGCCCATACGATTGGCATAAACCTTATTAGCGATTTTCTCTGGCTTACGAGCGTATGGTTGAGCATCAACTAGTGTCGAGAAGTACTTCTTGAAAATCTTAGTAAGACCATCTGCCGAATAGTTCAGGTTCTCAGAGAATACCTTAAAGTTACCTGACTCATGAGCACACTGACCAAAGAAGTGTGCTGCTTGTGTATTCGACAGATTGAAGTAATTTCTTGCTGCTTTATATGTGCCGGCTCCCCATTTACCATCAGCAGTAATACCACACTTAGATTGGAGAGATTCTAATGGACCAAGACCAGATACATTTGAAGGAGCCGCCGGAGACGACGGAGCAGGAGCTTGCTTTGGCGCTGTGGCGATTGAAGGAGCCCCAGCTGCCTTTGTCGTCGATGGATCAAAGTCAGCTACCTGTGTATATACGGTACCGCCTGCCTTCGACTTCGTAGCAATCATACGCATCTTGCGATTGCCTCCACCCTTCTTAATCGAAGCGTGAACCCAACCAGAATTCTTATCACCCTTTGTGTAGAACTCAAGAATGACTTGATCAAATTGTAAGTTATCTGCAATCCAGTCAGCAACAATTCTATTATCAACGCCAACAATTTCGAAATCGATTGCTTGTCCATTCACGTGTTGTGATGTACTAGATCCACCTACAGCTTTGTTAACAAGCGGAGACCGATATGAAGAATTGATTTGTACTGGCTTACCAAAGTGTGTTCGTACTGGTTCAAGAATATTTTCACAACAGTACTTCATATTTTCAATATGTTGAACTGTAGGATTATTACTTAATCCAAGCTTTTTAGCAGTAGGAGAAACAATCATCTCTTCAAGCGTAAAATGTTCAGACAATTTCATATTTTTTCCTTTTACGTGTGTACTTTATTTGTGCATAGTGATATAACTAAAATATGTGCAGTGACGAGGTAATATGAAATTTTATACAAATATCAGTAGGCACGGTAATCAAATTCTTATTCGTGGAATTGATAACGGTAAGCCTGTAAAGTTCGCCACAAAGTATAAGCCGTATCTATTTATTCCGTCTCAAACTCAGACTGAGTATCGGAATCTCAAAAACGAATGTGTTGGTCGTGTTGATTTTGAATCAATGCGAGATGCACGTGAATTCCTTAAGACATATGAAGATGTCAATGGCATGGAGATTTATGGTCTCACCGACTGGCCATACATGTATATTTATGATAACTATCCTGGCGAGATTCGGTATGATCCGAGTCTTATTTCTGTCTGTTCTATTGATATTGAAACTAGCATTGATGGTGGATTTCCTGATATTGAACTAGCAGACAATGAAATTACAGCTATTACCATTGGCCGCGATGGTAAGAAGACAACCTTTGGTTGCGGCAATTACAAGGAGCACTTACCGAATGTTCAATATTACAAATGCGCAGACGAATCTGCTCTCCTTCTCGCCTTTCTTGAAGTGTGGAATGGATCCATCTATTCGCCAGACGTCGTCACCGGCTGGAACATCGAGTTCTTCGACATACCGTATCTTGTCAACCGGATTCGAAAGCTTCTCGGTGAAGAGCATGCTCGACGTCTTTCCCCGTGGGAAATGTTACGCGACTATAAAGTCGAAATTCGAGGCCGAGCCAATGTGGCCTATACACCAGTAGGGATTGCTGTACTAGACTACATGCAGCTTTACAAGAAGTTTACTTATACTGAGCAAGAGTCTTATCGACTTGACTATATTGCTCAGGTAGAACTTGGTGAGCAGAAGCTCGACTATTCTGAATACGATAATCTTGATGATCTTCGATTCAACAATTTTCAAAAGTATATTGAGTACAACATTCATGACGTTGAACTCGTTGAAAAACTTGAAGACAAACTGAAGCTTATCGAACTTGTTTATGCGATGGCTTATGATGCTAAAGTAAACTATGAAGATACTTTAGCATCTGTAAAGCAGTGGGATGTAATTACACATAACTATCTGCTGGATCGCAAGACTGTTGTTTATCAAAACAACAAGAACAAGAATGATCGACCATTTGTTGGCGGCTATGTAAAAGAACCAAAACTTGGTATGAGTAAATGGGTTGTGTCGTTCGACTTGAACTCCCTTTACCCTCATCTTATTATGCAATACAACATCTCTCCGGAGACGCTTGTAACTCGTTTGAGTGATAAGATGACAGTCGACGACCTACTTGTTGGTGGCGCTAGTCAGTATATGAATGATATGAAAAATTCAAACTGTACTATCGCCGCCAACCTTTGTGTTTATACAAAAGAACAGCGTGGCTTTCTTCCGAGTTTGATGGATCGTATGTATGATGATCGTACAAAATATAAGAACAAAATGATTGAATGTAAGAAAGAATATGAAAAGACCAAAGATCCAAAGCTGGTCAAGGAAATCTCTCGACTCGACAACTTACAAATGGCTAAAAAGATTCAGTTGAATTCTGCTTATGGTGCTCTTGGTAATAAATGGTTTCGTTGGTTTGATGTGAACAACGCTGAAGCAATTACTATGTCTGGCCAGTTGAGTATTCGTTGGATTGAAAAGAAGATCAACGTCTATCTAAACGATCTACTTAGTACTAAAAATAAAGATTATGTGATTGCATCTGACACTGATTCTATCTACATTACACTTGAAGGTCTAGTCAATCGCGTTTTTCCAGACGGAGCCGAAGATACTGAAATCGTTAAGTTTATCGATAATGCTTGTAAGAAGCGTATTGAACCATTCATTGATAAGTCCTATGAAGAACTTGCTACCAGCATGAATGCTTACGATCAAAGGATGCAGATGAAGCGAGAAAACATCGCAAACAAGGGTATCTGGAAAGCAAAGAAGATGTATATCCTTAACGTCTGGAACTCAGAAGGCGTACAGTACGAAAAGCCAAAATTGAAGATGATGGGCATTGAAGCTGTTCGTTCTTCAACTCCTACTGCGTGTCGCGATAGTATTAAGAAGTCTCTTGAGATTATCATGAATGGTACTGAAGAAGATCTTCAAAAATATGTCTCAGAGTTTCGTGTAAAATTCCATACACTCGGCTTCTCTGATATTGCTTTTACTCGTGGAGTAAATGACATTCAAAAATGGTATCGGTTTGGTCGATTTGAATCTGGTACTCCTATTCATGTTCGCGGATCTGTTGTCTTTAACAAAATGATTGAAAGTCTCAAGCTCCAGAATAAATATCAAACTATTGCCGACGGCGAGAAGATCAAATTTGTATACCTTAAGAATCCGAATCCAACTCGAGAACACGTGATATCTTGTTCTAATGGTCTTCCTCCAGAATTTAAAATGGATCTCTATATAGATTATGATATTCAATTTGAAAAAGGATATCTCAGTCCGATTACATCTATCACTAGTAAAATTGGATGGCAAACTGAAAAACGTGCAACTCTAGAAGATTGGTTTAACTAATGGCTGACATGAACTTTGATGATTTTGATTTTGGGTTTACTACTTCTTCTGAAGAAGATATTAAGCAGGAAGGAAATGATAAGGTCCGTGCTATGTACGATGCCATCATGCCGCTGCTACTTAATCTTAAGAAAGATGCTGATAAGAATCCAATTATCAATTGGCCAGATCGAGCAAATAAAATAGACCAGTTTATTGCGAAACTAAATAAAATTTTAAGTAGTTGACATTATTTGATAAACTGTGTATACTAATATTATGAACAAGGAGATGTTATGTCTGATCTACTAAACAAGTTGCGTAAGAATTCTACAATCAAAGATACTGATGTTCTTGCAGACTCTAAGTTCTTCAATGAGAAGGACACGATTACTACTACAGTTCCAGCAATTAACATTGCTCTGTCGGGTAAGATCACCGGTGGCTTTGCTCCCGGTCTTACTATCTGGGCTGGTCCATCAAAGCACTTTAAGACATCTTTCAGTCTATTGATGGCCAAAGCTTACATGGACAAGTATGCTGATGCTGTGTTGATGTTCTATGATTCTGAGTTTGGTACTCCTCAGGCCTATTTTGATTCGTTCAAAATCGATACCAGTCGAGTTCTTCACACGCCAATCACTGATATTGAACAACTTAAGTTTGATATCATGACTCAGCTCGAGCAGATTGGCCGTGGTGAGCATGTAATGATTATCATCGATTCTGTTGGTAACCTAGCTTCGAAGAAGGAAGTTGATGATGCTCTGAAGCAGAATTCAGCAGCTGACATGACTCGTGCGAAGCAGCTCAAGTCTCTATTCCGTATGGTTACACCTCACTTGACCATCAAGGATATTCCTATGGTTGTGGTAAACCACACTTATATGACTCAAGAAATGTTCTCTAAGCCGGTTGTGTCGGGTGGTACCGGTATCTACTACTCAGCTGATAATATCTTTATCCTTGGCCGTCAGCAGGAAAAGGAAGGTAAGGATGTTATTGGTTATAACTTCATTATCAATGTTGAGAAGTCTCGTTTCGTTAAGGAAAAGTCTAAGATTCCGATTGAAGTGTCTTGGACAGAAGGTATTTCTAGATGGTCTGGTCTAATGGACATGGCACTCGAGTCTGGTCATGTGATTAAGCCAAAGGTTGGTTGGTTCCAGCGTGTTGACATGGAAACAGGTGAAATTCTTGATAAGTCATATCGTATGAATGATACATATAAATCTGATTTTTGGACTCCTATCTTGAAGTGTCCGAAGTTCAGTGCATTTGTTGAAAATAAGTATGTTGCAGCTTCTGGTAGTATTATGCAGGAAGATGAAGTAGATTCTGTTTATGAAGAGTTGGAGAGCGAATGAAAATTGAGAATGTTATCTTCGGCAATTTGATCAACAATGAGGAGTATGCACGTAAGGTAATTCCATTCTTAAAGTCAGAGTATTTCAATGATCAGGTCGATCGTACAGTGTTTGACCTGATCCTAGATTATGTGAATAAGTACAGCTCATTTCCTACTAAGACTGCTCTTGACATTGATTTGAATGAAAAGACTGGTTTGACTGAAGACCAATTCAAGAGAGCTAAAGAGTTTATAACAACTCTTGAGAAGTCTGAAGAGAAGGATATGAATTGGCTTGTGGACTCTACTGAGAAGTTCTGCAAAGATAAAGCTTTATATAATGCGCTGATGCAATCTATTCAGATTGTAGATGATAATAAAAAAGATAACATCAGTGTTGGTGCTATTCCTAAGATCTTGCAAGACGCTCTCGGTGTTTCATTCGACAACTCGATTGGTCATGATTTTCTTGATGATGCTGATGCTCGTTATGAATTCTATCATCGTAAGGAAGTTCGTATTCCATTCGATCTAGACTTCTTCAACAAGATTACTCAGGGTGGTCTACCACGTAAGACACTAAATATTGCTTTGGCAGGAACTGGTGTTGGTAAGTCATTATTCATGTGCCATAATGCAGCTCATAATTTGATGTCTGGTCAAAACGTTTTGTATATCACCATGGAAATGGCTGAAGAAAGAATCGCAGAACGTATTGATGCTAATTTGCTCGGTGTTTCATTAGATGAGCTGAAAGATCTTCCACAAGCAATCTATTATAAGTTGATTGGTCGAGTTCGAGATCGCGCCAAGGGCAAGTTGATTGTTAAAGAATATCCAACTGCATCGGTGGGTTCGGCTAACTTTAGGCATTTATTAAATGAACTAAACCTCAAGAAGAATTTTGTTCCAGATATCATCTATATCGATTATCTGAACATCTGTGCTTCTTCTCGTATCAAGGCTGGTGCAGCTGTAAACTCTTACACATACATCAAAGCAATCGCAGAAGAACTTCGTGGTCTGGCAGTTGAGTTCAATGTTCCGATTGTATCTGCTACTCAGACAACTCGTTCTGGCTTCTCTAACTCTGATGTTGGTCTAGAAGATACTTCAGAATCATTCGGTCTACCCGCAACAGCTGACTTCATGTTTGCTCTTGTTACAAGTGATGAACTTCGTCAATTGAATCAGATTATGGTCAAACAACTTAAGAATCGTTATGGCGATCCTGCTGTATACAAGCGATTCGTAATTGGTGTTGATTATTCCAAGATGCGACTATATAATGTAGAAGCTTCTGCACAAGAAGATCTGGTGCAAGATGAAGACGTTCCTGTATTTGATACGTCAAGTTCTGGTAGTAGGATGAATGAAGAATCCAAGCCAGTCAATAAGTTCAATCGTAGTAAGTTTGAAGGATTCAAGTAAAATGGTAAACTATAAGATTCAGAAGACAGAAAATGGTATGCATGAAATTGTCGAGATTCAGACCGGAAATATTATAGGTGGTAATCTAGATATGAGTCAGGCCAAGACCAGTTGTCGTCATTTGAACTTTGGTGGTGGATTTGATGGACTTACTCCATCATTTTTTCTACAAAAAACTAAATTTTCTTATGACGAAGACAGCTTCTTTGTATAAATAGTAGTACACTATGTGGTGCGTGAATTTACGGTTTTTCCGTAAAAGAGGCAAGTGTCTTAATTGACGATTGGAATAAGCAGGATCAAAGGTGGGGTTCCTCCTGCTACACGCATTGGAGGGGAGTCGAAAGGCTCCCCTCTTTTTTTGTTTACAATATATTCAAAACGTGATATAAAGGTCTTCTAGCAAGGAGAATTTTAATGAATCGGTTGGAAAAAATAAAAATCTTAGATGAATTGTTTTTCAATTTAGAAACTCATATCTGGTTTACAGAAGACACATCAGAACAAATTAAACTGAAAGATCAA